CACCTGCATCAGGAGATGGTACAGGAATAACTTTAATCTTTCCTTGTTTTCTAACTGGTGGGCCAGGAGTAAAGACATCTCTAACTTTCCGAACCAATCCACCAACAAAATACTTATTACCTGTAGGATTATTTGTTCCACCTCCAGCACGGTTCATAGCAGCAAGAGTATTAGAACCAAACCGTTTAACAGCACTCCTATTCATTACAAATTCACCTGCTGTTAACTTTGCAGGAACTTTATCATCACCACCTCTTCCAGTTACTGAACCACCAAACTGAAACTTCTTACGATATTCTTTTCCCTCATATGGAATTAAATTCTCAGTAGGTATAACATTAGTAACCTCATTAGGTCTAAAGTCTACTAAACCACCACCATTAAATCCAAAATTAATTGGTTGATTTGTTCCACCACCACCAGCATTCATCCCTGCAAGCATATCTGGTCCCCATTTTTCAACAGCACCCTTACTCATTACAAACTCACCAGCAGTTAATCGTGCTGGTACATTATCAATACCACCTGGTCCTCTTACGATTCCACCTTCAGCAAACATCTGAAGATCTTGTCCTTTTTCTGTTGGTTGATCAGTAGCAATTGGTGTTTCTGTTTTAGTATCTCCTGTTGGTTCTGTTTTAGTATCTCCTGTTGGTTCTGTTTTAGTATCTCCCCCTACTGGTTGTTTTACTTCTTCTTTTTTTCCACCTTCCTTATCATTATCTTTTATTTGTTGATCAGCAGCAGCAAATGTGCCACCAATACCACTATCCTCAGTCTTTATAGCCTCATTCAAATCCTTTTCTTGTTGACCAAATATAAGATTCTTACCCCAATCCATCAAACCTTTTACAGCTTCAATAATTTTAGGTACACCCCAAGCCAACAATGCAATAGTCCCAAATATTATACCTGCTTTTAATAAGAAAGGAGAAACAAACGCTATAATACCACCAACAATAACAGGCCACCAATCCTTAAAGAATCTAACTATACTTTTAATTTTCTTCTCATTATTCTTATCACCAAACCAGTCAAGCAATTTTATTATACCAGCACCTAAAAGAACATTCGTTAAAAACTTCGTCAAGGTACTCATAAAACTTGTAACAGGTTTAAGTGCTTTCTTAGCACCACCTGCTAGTGATGATTTAACACTCTCTAATTTATTTTCCCTCTTCTTAGCCTTATCTTTTCCTGCTGCAAGTCTATCATCTTCTTTTACATCCAAATCATGTTGATATTGAAGTTCTGTTGTCTCTGCAATAGCAGCAACAGATTCTTGAATACCATCAAGAGTCTTACCTATATTCTGAGATTGCTGACGCATCTTCAGAATATTTTTTAATATAGTTATCTTCTTCTCATTATTTGCAACCCTCTTTTCTAAAGCCTTACCTGCAGCAGCACTTGCACCCATAAATTTGGATGGATCTACTCCTCTTCTAGTTGTCGATGCTGGTGGTAGTGCTTCAGGCATTACTTTGTTCTTGTTGTTGTTTCAGCCTCTCTTCTTCAAGATGCTGTTTTAATAGTCCAACATAAATGTCTCTCTCCCAAGGGATTAAGTTTTCAATCTCTGTTAAGCTGTATTTATGGTACTGCATCAAGGCAAAATTAAGTCTGTAGTAAGCTTCCAGACTCATATGCACCATCCCTAAGCGAAAAAAGACGCTAAACCCTCCAATACTACTTCACTCTTAACTTTAGTATTTGGATTAGTTACCTCAACAGTATGAGATAACTTAGGCATAGTCGTAAAGAAGTTCTCAAGTTCTTTAAACTGAGATGAATTCATTGACTCAAGAAAATCAGTCATCTCTTTCTTAGTACAATCAGATGAAGTCCAAACTTCTTCCTCATTATAAATTTTATCAATACACTGTGCAATCAAATCAAATGACTGATCCATTTGATTCTTAGAATCATCAAAGTCAAAATTATTTTTAATAAACTCATTCAAAGATGGATACTTCATCTCCATCATAAGATTACTATCTAAAGCAATTCTTTTATTATGTTCATCACTCTTCTGTACTTTAATATCATCTAAATTAATATTAACAGTTACTTGAGTCTCTTCATCATCTGGACAAACAATATTGACATCCAAATCTTCACCAACAGACTTACCTCTAATATTTAAAAACAAATATTCAATATCAAAAGTAGGAAGGGTTTCTACTTTAATTCCTTTTGTAAGTACACAAGCTTTAATAACCGCTTTGATGGCATTTGTAATCTGCTTTGTATCTTCACTCTCTAAAGCAATCACAAGTAATTTTTCTTCTTTAACCAAGAAAGGTCTATAGCTAATAGTCTTCCCTGATGACGGCAACTCAAGTTCATAAGTTGGCGTAGCAATTTTTGGTAAAGGCATAATATCCTAATACAAATCAGTAGTATTATATATACAGGTTTTCTTAACGTAGTAAAGCTTCTACTGCACCACCAGCAATATCCCCCAACAAATCATTACCAGTTAACCTATCTACTGCAAGATTAGTTAGTCCACCAAATAATCTAGAATTAAGAGATGCTTGACTACCAATATTAAGAATAGGATCACTACCATCAGAATTTGCTGGTGTTGTACTATACCTAGAATAAGTAAATGATACTGTACATTTTAATAGAGATGATGATTCATAACTTACTGGCATCGATGCAATCGAAAGTGGAAATGCATTAATGAAAGTATATGTTAATGGTATTGCTCTCCTAATTCTATCAGCACTACCTCTTTTTGCTTCTAAATTCTTCTCAAACTTTGTTATTTCAAGACTTCCCTTATAAGCATTTGGGAATTTCATCCGATAATAAAACTCACGACTATGATTATCTCTCTTTTCATTACCAATATACTGTATCCACGCTTCAAAATATCTCAACGGCAAATACTCTACTGCATCGCAATAGAATGTTAAATCAATCCTGTCATCAAATATTCTACGATGCACATGTCTCTCAGTAACACCTGTAAAATCATTTAACAACTCTGTCGTTGCCAAATTAGATCCAGGTAGTACTGTATCTGAACACATTAAATTTAATTTATCTCTCTTCTCACTAGAAAGTCCACTACCATACAACTCAGTAATTCCTTGTCTACGAAGATATGTTGTAAACTCACCCTGAATATCACCTGTTTGAAGAGGATCTCCAATCATAACCTCATAATGTGAGGTAGTAGCAGGGTTTAGTAACTTGGCTTTAACTTCTGAGAGAGATCTCCCTCTTGGTCTTGGTGATGCCATTTATAAATATTATTTGACCTTATATATTATGTAGGCAAGATAATGGCAGAAAGTATTAAGAGTCGGTACAAACCATTAAATCCACAGAAATATAACGGCAATCCCAACAATATTATATGTAGAAGTAGTTGGGAAAGAAAATTTTGTCAATGGGCTGACCATAATAAAAATATAATTCAATGGGCTTCAGAAGAAATTAATATACCATACATTTCTCCTAAAGATAATAAAGTGCATCGTTACTATCCAGACTTTCTTATTAAAGTAAAAGAAACTAACAATAGAATTAAAACCTATGTAGTTGAAGTCAAACCAAAAAAGCAAACCCTACCACCGAAACCAAAAAAGAAAGTGACTAAATCATATATCTATGAGTGTCAAACCTATGCTGTTAATCAAGCAAAATGGAAAGCAGCATCTGAATTCTGTAAGGATAATCGTATTGAATTTAAGATCATAACAGAAAAAGAATTGGGTATCAAATAATGACAGATAGTTTTGGATTCACTGGAGAATCAAATAGAGATCCAGCACAGTTTGCCAACAGAATAGAACCAATTAAACAAGACTTACTATCAACAAATGATCCAGAAGATTTGATGTTGATGATAATGGATGCTATTAATGATACTGTAACACCTATACCAGAGGTAGGAAAGTTTTATACCTTTGTATATAATGCCAAGACTCCTGGTTATCAATACGACCAACACCCATTAATTGCTTGCACATCATTAGAGCAGTGGGGTTTCAAAGGACTCAACTTTCATTGGCAACAAACAAGAAACTATACCTGGAATGAACTTGCAGGTCAACTTTATATTGTTGAATGGAATGAACTTGATGACCTTATGGCCGTTCCTTATGCAAAATACATACTAAATAGATAAAAAGTCTTATATATGGGACAAGCAAATTCCAATAGTTGGGTAAGAACCTATACAAAAGACGACGGAACTAAGTACCAGACGGCATTTAGAACTAGTACCACTTGGGCAGAAGAACCAGGTGGTAAGCCAACTCCAGGTTCTTTAACAACAAACTTACAAGTAGATAAGGTTGCAATAGATAAAGGTATTACTGGTGGTGGAACTGCCGCAACTTGGAGTACTGGTGCGTCAAGAGGACCAGGTAGTAATGGTATATGGGAAAGAAAATATGTAGACGCTGGTGATACAACTCAAGGATTTTTTATTCCTGATAAAGGATGGGATGACTTGATGGATAGAACAAGTGATTTTAATGCACAAGTTAATAATAATACCGCCAATGCAATAGCAAAAGCATTTAATAGTAAAGGATACGGACAAACATATGGAATGGATAGCGCAGCAGGTGCTATGAAAGAAATATTGAGAAGTCAAGGTACAGGCAATCAAGGAAGCGCAGCTGCAACTGCACCATCTGGAAATAGATTTAGAACAACAAATTTAACCGAAGAACTAACTCAAGCAGACGGTACAAGAGAAAGATATGGTACTGACGGTAGAAATGGACAACCACTTGTTTATCCTACAGCACTAAAGACAAATAGATCTCAAGATAAACTACAAATTAAAGTATTAAAATATGAACCTAGAGATACTCAATCAACTAGAATGTATGCTCTGAAAGAAAGATCACAAAGTAGAAATCATATAGGTGAAGTATGGTTACCAGTTCCAGGTGGAGTTGGTGACAATAATTCAGTAAGTTGGGGTGAAGATACTGTGAATCCTGCACAGTTAGCAGCTGCTAATGCCACCTTTGATCTCCTTAAAAATATGGATGGTAAGAAGACTGAAGCAGAAATAATGGAATCATTAAATAATGCTGCAGGTCCAGATAAAGCAGATGTAAAAACTGGATTAGCCGCTATCTTTACTCAAGCTGCAACAAACACCAAGATTCTAACAAGGAAAACTGGTGCTGTTGTCAATCCAAATATGGAATTACTTTTTAGTGGGCCATCACTCAGACCATTTGCATTCACTTATAGATTAAGTCCTAGAGATAGAGGTGAGTCTATAATATGTAAAAAAATAATTAGATTATTTAAACAATCAATGGCCGTCCAGAGAACAAAGAGTCAATTGTTTTTAAAATCTCCAAATACATATCAATTGAAATGGATAGATGGTCAAACACAAAGAGATCATGATTTCCTCCCAAGAATAAAAGAATGTGCTCTAACAGGATTTAATGTCAATTATACTCCTGATGGAAACTATGCAACATATGATGATAGTTCTATGGTTGCATATGAAATCCAATTTTCTTTCCAAGAACTAGAACCTGTATACAACGATGATTATGGAAAGATGGATAAAAACTCAGACCAATCAATAGGTTACTAAAATGGCAAATCCATATTTCAGAAACCTTCCTAGTTTTGAATACGTTAACCGAACAAAAGACGGTCAATTTATTTCTAACTTCACAGAGGTAAAAAACTTCTTTAAGAAAGGAAAGATAAGAGAAGATCTTTTCCAAGATTTAACTGTCTTTGAAAAATATAATATTAAAGGTGATGACCGTCCAGATAATGTTGCCTTTGAATTGTATGGAGATCCAACTCTAGACTGGGTAGTTCTTCTAGCAAATAATATAGTTAATGTTCACAATGAATGGCCTTTACCTCAAGTATCTTTTGAAAAATACATCTTAGACAAATATGGATCACTTGAAAAACTAGATGAAATTCACCACTATGAATCAAATGAAGTTAAAAATACACAAGGTGTAGTAATATTTCCTAGAGGAGTTAGAGTTAGTGCAGCACAGAGTGTAAGTTATCATGAACCAATGACAGATGAACAAATAACTGTTAACCCAGTATCAAGAGCAATCACTAATTATCAATTTGAAGAAAATTTAAACAATGAAAAGAGACGTATATTTCTTATCAAACCAATCTATCTAAACGTTGTATTTGATGACCTAGAAGAAATGATGGTATACAAAGAAGGTTCCACTCAGTTTGTGAGTGAAACCTTGAAACGTGCTGATGATATCAGACTATATTAAACTAACTTTCCGCTAACTTCTGGAAGTAACTTAGAGCATCATCTTCATCCTCATCTCTAGAGGAAACTGCTTTGGTCACTGTCCTTTCTGCTGTAGCATAAGAACCACGACCTTCACTCTCATCCTCCAACTCCTCATCTATACGACGAGCAGGTTTTTGGTTTTGTCCTAGTACATACTTCAGACGCTTCTCAAGATCATCATATGTCTTGAACTGATCTGGAGCAGTTACTGCTGCGAGTGAATACTCTTTCTTCCATAATGTTTCTAGTGCATCATCATCGTCAAGAAGTGGTGATACTTTATCAAATTCTGAACTATCATAGTTCCAGAACCCTGCTACCTTCTTGATCTTCAACTTGAAGTTTGCACCTTGCCAGAAGTCAAAGGGGTTGATAGCCTCTTCATCTTCAAACTCAGGTTGCATTGCTTCCATAATCTTATCAAAGATCTTCTTACCATACTTGAAGAGGAATACTCCACCTTCATTTTGAGGATTGGTTGGATCCTTTACAACATAGATGTTGCTGTAATAAGACAACTTACGCTTCTGCTTACGAACAGTATCCTTGTCTGCTTCATTACCACTGTTCCATAAGGTACGGTTGTAATCAGA